GCCGTGGTCCCTGCGGGCCGCGATGACTTCTGCTCGGGTTACTTTTGGGCACATGGAGATGCGTACAGGTTTGGTCCTAAGATTGGGAGGACCATCCTTAAATGTTTCTGGCTTGAGATGGCAACTTATTCGGTTGACCGCTGCTGCCTTGCAGCACTCAGTCTCCGATACCAAGCCAGCTTCATCCCCATTTTGCGCACCATGGCTTTGGTAGTCCTCGAGGCATACGGGGAACCCAAGGACGTGGAAAGGGAGCCCCACAAATTCTACCAAGCCACTTTGGCAGAACCGACCCACGAGACGTTCATCGATGTCGCCGAGCACTACGGAACGTCTGTCGCAGTAATTCGTGCCATTGAAGACGAGATCATGGCACAGGGGCCCCGCTGCGATTTTGCGACATTTCCTGTCCCGCTGCGCCTGGCTATTGAGAATATGATCCAGCTCGACTGCCCGGAATGGACACCTAACTAAGCTTAAAGAGGATTACGCAACCCATCCGTTAGCCAACAAATCTCGAAAGAGTGGGGACCGAGCGAAGCGGATGACGTGCTAGCCGAGCACGCGTTAGGTGAGGATAGGGTGAAATCGGCCGTGCGAACACCCGAAGCTGTAACCACTCCCGATGCCTGAGAAGAAACAGAACGCCCCCGCTCCCAAGAAGAGCAACAAAAATCAGCAGTCTCAACCCCGACCCCAACAGAGACGCAGACCTAAGCCCCGTCGCCAAGCAGCGGCAGCCCCTTTTGCCCCCAAGCCCCCAGCCATGATTTTGGATGAGAGCAAGCGTTGGGTACCTAGTCAGCCCTCAACGAAAATGATCGACCGCATGTCGGAAGAGGCTAAGGATTTCCTTGCCCATTTCGTCTGGCCTGAGCGTTTTCCTCCGATTAGGTTTCCCGACAGCGCAGTTGTGCAGGTAAGCCTCATGCAGTATGTGTATGAAGCCGAACTGCCAATGCCTGCTGGCTCGTGTGGAATCATGATTCGCGCCGACATTCAGCGGCTCTGTCAGACATACACTGACGACGCTGGCACAGGCCTGACCAACGTAGTCCACCCTGAAGCCTTGACCACTTTGACTAACTACTCAACGGCAAGGTGCACCGCTTTGTGTGTGAGGTTCAAGGTTAATTCCGCCTCCACCAACAAGCAGGGCTCAGTTGTCATCTCGCCTTTCCGCAAAGCCTCTAC